TATAGTTATTGCTGTTGCTGTAGGAGTATGGGCATATTTTGGTGTGGTAGAAACACTTAACAAACATAGCACTAAATTGGAACTAATGGAAAAAGATTTAGAAGCTAACTCAGAATTTAGAATTAAATATCCAAGAGGTGAATTAGGTCAATCAAGTGGAGAAGCAGAACTCTTCATGTTAGTGGAGCATCTTAGTTCTATCGTTGAAGATATAGAAAAAGAAATTAAAGGCATGAGAAACAATGCAGTTAATATTGATTTTTTAAAAGACCAAGTTAAAAAATTAAATGAAGATGTAGAAAAATTAATTAGAAATGGTAATGGAGGACACTAATGATAGAGATGGTATTTGCTCTTTTACTTTTACAAGACCATAAGATTATTGAACATAGGTATCATGATTCATTATCAAGTTGTTTAAAAGCTAAAAGATATGCAATGAAAGATAAAAGCAGTAAAGATAGAGTAGTATATAAATGTATTCAATCTAAAGCAAATGTAGAAGTTTATATGGGAGAAAAGAAAATTACTTCTTTGATATTAGATTAATGAAATATATTTTAACTATGATAATGTGTTCTGTCATTGAAGGTCAAACAACTTGTATTCCTCCTTTTACATTTGAAACAAGATACAATGATGCTTATGATTGTATGATAGCAGGTTATAAAAAATCTTCAGAAAAAATTTTAGAGTTAGGTAGAGAGGATGTAAATGAATATAACATTTATGTTAAGTTTGGATGCACTCCTATACCTGCTAAAACAACTGGTGTCTAACTATAAAAAACATCTCTAGCAATCTTTTCTAATTCCTCAGATAAATCACTAAAATTAATTTTACATTCTCTTAACATTGCTGTAATAACACCAGCATTATTTTTATGAAAATGTAAATTAACTTTATCCATAGGATAATTTTTTATTTCTGTAATAAATTGTCCTTGATTATTAATTAAAAGTTTGAAGCCCATAAGTTCAGCTTCTTTTCTTTTAACTCTTTTTTTACTTTTGAGTTTTCGATTCTGTTGCATGTTTTTTCTTTAATAAATCTAGAAGAAAATCATCATCTGACTTTGCTCCTTTCTTTTTTGTTAATGGTTTATCACCATCTTTATACACTTCAACAGTTTGTATTCTTGCAGGATTAGTCATAAATACTGGTAGTTTAATATTGTCATGACTTTTAACCATAAAGAAACCATCTTCAGCTATACCAAATGTTTGTACATTTTTAATATCTATATCATCAGAACCTACTAAACATAAACGCATATGATATACTGGACCAATCGGTTGTTTTGGTTTACCATCTAAACCTAA